GCGTATTTGGCGCACTCAGCGGATCGAGTGGCATGGATGAAAGAAAAACACCCAAATCTGCATGAAAAATATAAAATAAACATGGCGGCACTAAAGTCTGCCTTGTTGCCTACTTTAGAGTTATTAAGGAATTGCGATGCTTAATCAATACGTCAACATGACTCCGCAGCAGAAAATGGCTCAAATGCTGCAACAGCAAGGGCAACAAACTCCGTTGCAAGGTCAAGATGTTAACCAAGCTCAAATGCCTCAAATGCAAAACCCATTAGCTGGCGCACAAAACGCTATGAGTATGTATGGGCAAATGCAAAAACAAAATCAAATGCAAGATATGCAAGATTACTTGGCTCGGTTTAAACTTGGTCAAGCGCAAACTGGTGGTATGTTTGATTCGGCTAATGCTCAAGCGCCATCGATGACTGCGAACAATTACACGGGGTAAGTCATGGATTTAGATTACAACACCAGACTAGCGGCGATTCAGCGTAACGAAAAGTTAGCGCAGATTATGCAACAACAAGCATTTCAGCCTATTGATATTCAAAGTTATCAAGGTATTCAAGCGCCAATCAGTCCTTTGTCGGGGTTAGCAAAAGTTTTACAAGCCTACATGGGCGCAAAAGGTACGGGCGATGAAGTACGCATCAAGCTAAATCAAGAAGCTAAGACAGAAGCGCAACAAATGTTGTCAGGATTGCAAGACAGGCCAGCATCACCTGGTCGTGCTGCGGTCATGGGTATGCCTGAGATTCAAGCGCGGCCTGCAACGTCATTTACCCCAATGGGCGCTGATTATGAGGACAATCCAAATTTGCAAACAGCACCGTCGGGAAATGTGGAAACGCCTGCTGTGCCGTATCAGCCTGCCGTTGCACCACAAGCGGCAATCCCACCACAAGCAGCGGTGCAAATGACGCCAGAATTAAAGCGTCAAAAACTTGTTGAAATAATGATGGGTCAAAACCCATACGCTTCACCAGTTGCTAAATTAATGTACGAAAGTTTAGAAAAACAAGACAGCGGCCCATTGGCTGAATATAAACTTTATGCTGAACAAGCTAAAGCCGCAGGTCAAACACCTCTCAGTATTGATGCTTACAAAACAAGACAAATACAAGCAGGTCGAGCAATTAGTAATAACGTAGTTAATATGCCAGCGGGTGCGCCTATTCCAGTTATGCGTAATGGAAAACTTGTTCTTGTGCAGATGGGCAAAGATGGTAAATACGTTGAAGTTGAAGGTATTTCCCCAGTACCGACTCAAACACCTCTTGCACAAGAATTAGCTGACGCAGGAATTACACCTGACAATCCTAAATTCCAAGAATTAGCCCAAGCGTTTATTAACAAGAAATTAACGCAATCTTTTGCACCTAATGCAACAGTTGAAAGGCCTGGTAAAGAACCACAACAAACCGCACCAGCCCCTGCTGAAAACACGGTAAACGTGATGATCGATGGAAAACTTACTGCCGTTCCAATTGCACAAGCCGCAGAATTGACTGCTAAATTTAAAGGCATGGTTGCAAAATCTACGGGACAAGCTGAAGCTGAACTTGATCTTGTAAGCGTTCCCGATCCAAAAGGAACTGGCGCTAAAGTTTTAATTCCAAGATCACAGCTTGTAACGCAAGCGGAAAAAGGAACGCCTGCAATTTCTCAAGTTGATACAAAAGCTCAACAAGGAAACACGGTTCTTGATGTAGCAAGAAGGGCTGAATTAGTATTACCAAAAGCATCGTCTGGCATTATTAGTAATTTGTTCACAATGGCAACTGATGCTGCGGGAATTCCAACAGACAAATCTGCTGCGGATGCACAATTGCGGGTTCTTGGTGGACAGCTAACGTTAGCACAGCCTCGCATGGAAGGGCCACAAAGTAACGCAGACAGTATTTTGTATCAACAAATGGCAGCTGAAGTTGCAAATCCAAATAGACCGTATCAAACTCGCATGAAAGCGTTAAATACGGTTATTGAGTTAAACGAAAAATACGCACCAACACCAAGCGCACCACCGCCAGGCTCTGTTCGTAGGATTACTCCAAAATGACAACAGCCACTTTCGAAGTAAAGATTGGCAAAGAAGTCTACGAGGTAGATGCCAAAGACGAAAATGAAGCGTGGAAACTAGCTAATACGTTTCACGCTCAAACCCCACCGCCTGCGCCACCCGAAAAATCTACGGGCGAAAGCATTATGTCGGCGGTTAAAGACTTTCCCCGACAAGTTGGGTTGACAGGCCGGTATGCTATTGAAGGTGCAGCAAACACGTTAGGGTTGCCTTTAGAACCTATGCGGATGGGTGTTAGCGCAATTTCACAACTTGCCGGTGGGCCACCAGCAGCATCAATGTCAACGTATGGCACAAAGTTAGCGGATTTGCTTGGATTGCCTAAGCCTAAAGAAACGTCTGTCATGGACACTCGGACAGGTTTAGCCAACGTATTGCCAAGTGAAGAAGTAGTTGGCGATATTGCTAAATCTATAGCATCTTCTGCCGCTATGGTTGGGCCAGCGGCAACTATAGCCAAAAATACCACCGGCATTACAAGCAACGTTGCCAACCAGTTGGCTGCAAACCCTATGCTGCAATACGGTTCGGCAGTTGGAGCAGGGTACGGCAGCGGGTTAACAAGAGAATCAGGCGGCGATCCCTTGCAACAATTCTTTGCAGGCTTGGCGGGTGGTGTTGCTGTGCCTGCGGCATACGGTGGGGCAAAGTCTTTGCTTACGTCTGCCGGTCAAAAGGTAGCGCCTACGCTAACTGGCAAGCTAAACCCGGAAGCTGCAATCCCAAACCCTGCTGAAGTTGATCAGATCATTACTTTAAAGCTCGGTCAATCAGGCATTGATTTCAGTCGATTGCCAGATCAAGTACGCAAGTCGTTGACCGCAGACGTTGCAAATGCTTTGCGGACGGGCGGTGACTTGGGCGGCGATGCAATGCGTCGATTGCTTGATTTCCGCATGGTTGAGGGTACAACGCCAACCAAAGGCATGATTACGCTTGATCCACGGCAAATCACGCTAGAGCAAAACTTAGCCAAAACTGGCATGAATTCGGCAGACCCTAATTTGCAAACATTGGGCAATGTACAAGCGGCAAACAACAAAGCGTTGATTGATGCTTTAAACGCAAGAGGTGCGGGTAATGTACAAGCGCCGTATTTGATGGAAGCAGGCGAAGCAAGTGCAGCAAAGATTGCTGCTGAAGATGCCGCAAAACAAGCCGATACATCGAAGTTATATAAACAAGCTAAAAATATGCCTGGTGGCACAACGCCATTAGATCGTTCGGAGTTGATGAACAATATTGACACTTTGTTGGCAAAACAAAACGCTAATGCATTTTTGCCTGAAAGTATCCGATCAATGTTGAATGAAATAAGCGCTGGTCAAACAACAATTAACGGCAAAACGTTTCCTGTACCGTTTGATACCAATGCACTTGATACTTTGATGACTAAAATTGCAACAGCGCAACGTGGTGCAGATGGTAATACAAAGACTGCTTTAAGTTTAGTGCGTCAAGCCATTGATAACACAGAAATTAAACCAGTTAAAACAGAGTTTGGCGGCAATCAATTGGTAACTGAGGCCGGTGGCAAGTTTTTGCAAACGCAAGACGCTCAAGCCGGTGAATTGTTATCAGCATTGAACAAAGCAAGAGCATCACACCGTGAACGCATGAATTGGCAAGAATCAACTAAGCCAATTGAACAAACCGTTGATGGGATGCAACCAGACCAGTTTGTGCGAAAGTTTGTACTTAATGGGGATGTTGCAGATGCAGCATCAGTAGCCAAATCAGGCGATCCAGCAGCCACAAAGTCGGCTATCTTGACGCATTTGAAAGATCGAGCGTTGGGCGGCAGATCAGACGAGGTTGGTACATTTGGCGCTGCAACGTACAATAAAACGCTTAAAGAAATTGGCGATAAAAAATTAGCTTTGTTTTTTACGCCTGAAGAAATTGGTGAATTAAAGCGTTTAGGCCGTGTTGCTGAATACACAACCGTACAGCCTAAAGGCTCGGCAGTTAACAATAGCAACTCTGGCGCTTTGGTGCTTGGTGCTGGTATTGATTTGCTTGCATCTGCTACGGGTTTAAGTGGATTCGGTGTTGGGGCAACGCTTGCCATTCCATTTGCTAAAAAAATGATGCAAGGAACGTTAAACTCAGCAGAGCAACAACGAGCATTAGACATGGGCAAAGCATTATCAACTAAAGTGCCAGGCTTTTCTCTCGGCGAACGAGTAGTGCCGGCATCCATTTATGCGGGGCTTTTGACTAATCCCCAAGTTGGTCAACAATAAGAGGTAATCAATGAGCTATCTCTTATATCCTGTTACAAGTTTTTTTAACCGACTAATATGCGATTGATGAACCCCATACTTTTTGGCAATGATGCTTTGACGTTCGGTGCTTTGCCAAATGTCTGCAATATCTTGTTCAGAAAGTCTGCCGTTCCAATGATCCAATCCGTAATTATGTCTACGTTTATTAGCTGCATCAGCATTGTTTTCGGCTTTTGTTCCTACTTTAAGATGCTCTGGGTTTACGCATGGCGGGTTATCGCACAAGTGCATAATTATTTTGCCATTAGGTATTTTTCCAATAAAATGCTCATAAGAAAATCTATGCGCTCTCATTTGGTGTTCGCCACAACGAACAATCCCATACCCGTAACTATTTTTAGTTCCGTTCCAAATCCAACAAGTATCAGTTTTATTAATTTTTGCTTCAAACGATTCTTGCATGGTTACAGGCAAATACAAATGCAATTCGTTTTTTGCTCTAGCTCGATTGTAATGAGTGCGGCACAAATGTCGAGCAACAGATTTTTCGCTGCAAATGCTGCACGGAATCGTTGTTTTAACTTGGTAAGTCATTGGCATCTCCTGTTAAATAACAGTATATGTCTTATTCATGGGGGATGCAAATGAGCTACAATGGTTCAGGGACGTTTGTAATCAACTCAACTGGTCAGCCAGTTGTTACAAACACGGTTATTTCATCAACAGCGTTCAATGCGCTGACTGCTGATCTTGCGACTGGTTTAACGACTGCTTTGACTAAAGACGGTCAAACAACTCCGACTGCTAATATCCCCATGGGAACTTTTAAGTTTACGGGATTGGGGGCGGGTTCGTCTGCAACTGACTCTGCAAACTTATCGCAAGTGCAAAGCTCGACCGGATCGTTTTTAACAGCAGCCGGCACAGACACAATTACAGCGTCGGTAAGCCCGTCATTGTCTGCATATGCTGTTGGGCAAACGTTTAAGTTTATTGCTGCTGCAACGAACACAGGCGCAGTTACGATAAACATTAGTGCGCTTGGTGCTAAATCTATTGTTAAAAACGGTTCAACAGCGTTATCTGCGGGTGAATTGGTTAGCGGTTCAATGTATCAAATTGTTTATGATGGTACACAATTTCAACTTATCGGGGCTGGCGGCGTAACAGCTGGCAAATCAATAGCTTTTTCAATTATTTTTGGATTATAAATCATGGCCGCACCTAATATTGTTAACGTTAGCGCAATTTATGGCAAAGTCGTAACTGCCGATTTAACTTCAACCTCTGCAATTTCAGTTTTAAGCAATGCTGCATCAAGTGGCAAAGTGTTTAAAATTGATTCTCTTGTGGTGGCTAATATTGATACGGCAAACGCTGTAAATATTACAATTAATCATTATTCGGCGGCTGCGTTAGGCGGTACTGCAACACCAATTGCATCTGTTATTTCCATTCCACCTGCGGCAAGTTTGATTGTGATTGATAAAACAACCATGATCTATCTTGAAGAAAATATGTCAATTGGTGCTGTAGCTGGTACAGCAAGCAAATTAAAAGTGGTTTGTTCTTATGAGGACATTTCGTAATGGCTTTAGGAAACCAAGGGCAGATAGGCCCGTATCGCGGCCCAACTAGCGGAATGTTGCGGTTAAGTTCTTTGCAACAAGGCGTTGCTTATTATTCGTCAAATTACTTAATTGTTGCAGGCGGCGCTGGTGGTTCTGGTGGTAGCGGCGGTGGCGGTGGTGGCGCAGGGGGTTTAATTTCTGGTACAGCAACGTTAAGTTCCACAGTTGTTTACACGGTTACGGTTGGTGCGGGAGGTAGTGGTGGTGGTTCTGGTGCTGGTTCGTTAGGGACAAATGGTTCTAATTCCACATTAACCGGAACGGGGATTTCTCTTACAGCAGCGGTTGGCGGTGGCACTGGTGGTTCTTTTGGAGGAACAACTAGCGGCGCAACTGGTGGCTCTGGTGGCGGCGGTTCTTTTGACAGCGGCGCAGGTGGTGCGGGAACATCGGGACAAGGCAATGCTGGCGGGACTGGCTCTGGTGCGGGGACAAGATCAGCAGGCGGTGGCGGTGGCGCAGGCGGTGTTGGTGCAAATGGCAATGCCGGAGTCGCTGCTGGTGCGGGTGGTGTCGGCTTGTCAAATTCAATCACAGGTTCAGCAGTTTTTTATGGTGGTGGTGGTGGTGGTTCTTCTGAAACTGTACCTAATGGTGCAGGAGGAACTGGCGGTGGTGGTGCGGGTGCATACCAGAGTGTGAGCAATGGAGTAGCTGGAACTGCTAATACTGGCGGTGGCGGCGGCGGTGGTTATTCAACTTTTTCTTCAGGAAATGGTGGCTCAGGTGTTGTTATCTTGTCTATTCCAACTACAAGATATACCGGAAAAACAACCGGCTCTCCAACAGTTACTACTTCGGGCGTAAATACAATATTAAAATTTACGGCATCAGGGAGTTATACGGCATGAGTTATTTTGCAAAAGTATCTACGCTTACAGATGGCAAAGGCATTGTTAACAACGTCATTGCGGCTGACCAAGCGGTTATTGACTCAGGCTCGGAAGGCAACCCAAGTATGTGGTGGCAAACTTCATACAACACACATGGTAATGTTCATTACGGTCAAGACGGTCAACCGGATGGCGGGGTAGCATTTAGGGCAAATTATGCGGGTATTGGCTACACACTTGATACAACTGTGGTTCAAGATGGCGTAACTGGGGTGTTTTATGCGCCACAACCATATCCATCATGGGTTTTAAATACTCAAACGTATTTGTGGGAAGCGCCAGTTCCAATGCCAAAAACTGGTGAGCCATATTCTTGGGACGAGGCTACAGAATCTTGGGTAACAAGTGCTTAACTTTATTGCCATATTGTTGATTTCACCATTGATACTGCTATGCAGCGTGTGGTTGATACCGTGGTAAATTTTTGCAATGTTTAAGGGTAAATAATGGATTGGCAACAACTATTTAACATTGGTGCTGGCGCTGCTTTGGGCGCAATTGGTTGGTTTGCCCGTCAGTTGTGGGATGCTGTTGACGAACTAAAAAAAGAGATCGGCGACTTAAAACTTCATGTGTCAACAAACTACATGAAGACAGAAGACATTCAGCGAATGTTCAGCCGAATAGAAAACCAGCTAGATAAGATTTTAGACAAGGTCGATCAAAAGGCAGATAAATAATGGACCCGATTAGCGCCCTCCTTAACATTGGCAATACGCTGATAAACAAGTTATTCCCTGACCCTGCGCAAGCGGCTCAAGCGCAATTGGCGTTGCTCAAAATGCAGCAGGATGGTGAGTTGGCCGCAATCAGCGGGCAGATGGAAATTAACAAAATTGAAGCTGGATCAAGCAGCGTATTTGTGGCTGGGTGGCGTCCGTTTGCAGGTTGGGTGTGTGGTATAGGCTTGGCGTATGTGTCGATCATAGAGCCTGTTGCAAGGCTTGTGGCTACCATTGTAGGCTACACAGGTGCGTTTCCTAACATTGATACAACGCTCACCATGCAAGTTCTTTTGGGTATGCTTGGCATGGGTGGCTTGCGTACACTCGACAAAATTAAAGGTGTAGCTGCAAAATGAAAAGTAACTGGCAAAAATCGTTTGAATTGATGCTGAAATCTGAAGGTGGTTACGTTAACAATCCTCTCGACCCAGGTGGACGTACAAACTTAGGCGTTACTCAAGGCACTTGGGAAAGCTGGGTCGGGCGCCCGTCTGACAAAGCTGAGATGCGCAGCCTGACTCCAGAGAAGGTTGAGCCTTTGTACAAGAAGAAGTATTTCGACGCTGTACGCGGCGATGAGCTGCCTGTAGGGCTGGACTACCTTGTGTTTGATTTTGCGGTCAATGCGGGGCCTGGGCGCGCTATCAAGGTCATGCAATCTGCCGTGGGTGTTACGCCAGACGGTAAGTTTGGCCCGATGACAATGGCAGCTGTGCAGGCCGTTGACCCTGTTGATCTGATTGAGCGATTTAGCCAAGCCAAAGAGGACTTCTATCGGTCTTTGACTACCTTTGCAACGTTTGGCAAAGGCTGGCTAAATCGAGTTGTTGACGTTAAGGTAAAGGCTTCTGCGATGTTGGTTTGAAGTGCCTGTCGCAGTACACGCAAAGCCCCTCACGCAACGTTGTACAGACTTGACCGCAACCATCACAAACAAACTCTTTGGGAAAGTTTGTCGGGCGTGACCAGCGAACCCAAAGAGCTGTAGCAACCAATGCAGCGGCAGCGCAATAAAATATAAAAATCCAGTCCCATAGCGTCATCACCAGCCTCCCACACCCATGAGTACCGTTTGCTCTTTTGCGGCTCTCTCAGCGGCTATACGCATGGCTGGCGATAGCCTGTATGCAGGGCGGTCAAACCTGTCGATCTTTTTTTCAACGTGGGTTAGGAATTTCTCAAGTAACGCACGTTCGCCAGTCGGTGCAATGTTTCCAAGTTCTGACGCACACATTGATAACGTTGTGGTTCTAGAGTCTGGCAACAAACCTTTGTGGCGCAGTTTGTCAGCAGCAGCCAGGTACAAGTTGGATAACGTCATTTCACACCTCTTGTGGCATTGCTTAAATCACGGCGCAGAGCAACTATTTCTTCTGCGTATTTAATCATTCCCTCAGTTAATGATTGGTTTAATGCCTGCAATTGGCGAATGTAATCCGCCGCTTCGGTTTGTTCTTGATGAGTCATATAAAAACCATTTTCAAGGTTTCTTAATAATTTTTTTGGGCTAAGTGGGTTCATTGTTTGCCTTGTCTAAAGCATAGAGGGCGGTATACAGATGCGGATGCGTTGTGTCGTTAATCAACACACCTTTGTCACCAATGTAGCCTGTAGGCTTTAATTTAGCCATTGATTGAGCAGCCTGCATAAACGCACAAGGATTGTATTCAGCGTTGCAGCGACCACCACAAGCCTCTTTAAACAGATGGATATAGTCGGCTTTGTTCATAAGCGCAGTCCAAACGGGTTATGAGCGTGTTTAACAACTAAGTTTTCGTAATTATCTGAAGATTCTGTAGCAGTCGGTGCTTGTCGAATAGTGACATAAACACAAGGTGAGCCACGCCTACCGTCCCCACGTTTCTCAATCTTGTTATTGCGCTGAAGTTTGGCAAGTTGTGTGTAGATGCTGATCTTTTCAAGGCCACAATAATCAGCAATATCAGTTGTTGTTTTAGGCTCAATGCAATACCGCAATATCTTTTGTTCTGTTGACATATATTCCCTTTAAAAGGATACATTAAGCTAACTAAACAGATCAATCAAGAAATATTAACTAGGTGATAACCCTTACTTTGTTTTATTTAAATATAGTTCCCCTACCCTTATACCCACCCACCGTAGTAGCAAGCTACTGATAGTAGTTGAGGATAAATCCTTTACGACAGACCTGTACCTTGTTAGGTTTATGGCAGGCATCTCACCCCACCCCTAGATTCCCTAAAACAGTAGCAGTCCTTGCAGCTGTAAAAGATCACTACCTAGAGTAAATGGTTTTAGTTTGTTTCCAAACTCTGTCTATATCCTGTTCGATTTCTCTACTGGGGCGTGCGGGTCACACGGGATACAACTTTAATTCTTTATTTAACCTGTTCTGGGTACTGGCGGCTACCATGTTAGCTAATGCGCCCTGACAGTTATTTTGAGCAATAAAAAAGCCGTTTTAGAGTGCATCTTGTTGGTCGACCTCTTATAAAGAGGACATTCTTTGATAAATATTCTTTACGTCATTTATCAAAAAATCAAGATACACACTAAAACGGCTTACATCGTCGACCAAGACAACAATTTGATTCTACCACCGTCTGTTCCGATGTGCCAAGCCCTAAAGCTAGGCTGTTGAAACTAGACCCTTACCAGTTGTTGTTTCTGCTTGCTAAAGGCTTAATCAGTCTAATGCAACTCTGGCCATATTTGTTGCCAATTACGAACCATTTTACGATTCCATTTGCCATCAGATTTTTTTTCAAGTTCGGCGGCAATCCACACCAGTTGGTAACCAGGCAGCCCGTTATGTTTCCATTGACTCACGGCAGCTGGCGAAACTCGGCACATCTTTGCTACGGCAAACGTGCCACCTAAACAATTGATGATTTCTGTTGTATTCATGTAAGCTATCTTAACATGACTGTTTGTATTTGCAGAATATGTTTGACGAATCTGTTTAGTTAGCTTAATATCTATCTTACTGGCATACCCGCCAGGAAAACATACAGGTGCATAAATGAAAGAACTAGCAAAAGCATTAGTCACGGCTCAGGCAGCTATGTCACACGCAGCCAAAGATAGTAAAAACCCACACTTTAAATCTGCATACAGCAGCCTGGCATCGGTTATCGACGCTGTGCGGCCTGCTTTGTCAGCAAACGGTTTAGCTTTTGTGCAGATGTTGCATACGGCAGACGGTGGCGTAGCAGTCGAAACAGTTCTTATCCATGAATCAGGTGAGCAGCTGTCTTGTGGCACGTTGTTTATTCCTGCAAGCAAACAAGATGCACAAGGCTACGGTTCAGCGATTTCGTATGCAAAACGCTACAGTTTGCAAAGTGCGTTGGGCATTGCATCTGAAGATGATGACGGAAACGCAGCAACCAAATCACCGCCAGTTAAAGTTATTGAGAAACCCAAAGGTATTGAGTTGGACAACATCGTGGCTCAAATGGCATCCGCGGTTAGTTACGAAAGCCTGAAGGACATATTTAGGGCAGCATGGACTGTGTGTTTGAAAGAACAACAAATCCCGTTAAAGGCTGCATACGATCAATTTAAAGCAAACTGGGAACAACAATAATGGCAAACGATCTTAACCGCTGCGAGTTTATTGGACGCTTGGGCAAAGACCCTGAAGTACGTTACACCGCTGACAGCAATGCAATTTGTAATTTCTCAATTGCGGTGGGCTACAAGACCGCAACCAAAGAAACGACAGAATGGGTCAGGATCACGGCGTTTGGCAAGTTGGCAGGAATATGTGCCGACTACTTAAAGAAAGGCTCACAGGTCTTTGTAGCGGGTCGTATGACTACCCGTAAGTGGCAAAACAAAGATGGCGTGGATCAATACACAACTGAGGTGGTTGCTGACCAAATGCAAATGCTTGGTGGTCGGCCTGCGGAGGATGCGCCAACGCCAGCAGCAGTAAAAGAAAAAGCAGACGGTGGTTATCGAGCTATGAAGGAAGGCACGTTTGTCCCGATGGAATCTGACTTTAACGACCCACCTTTCTGATGACGCAGACGGAAGAGGCAATACTTATTTCTTGGCGCATCCAGCAATGGTATGAAGGCATGGTTTTAGACGCTAGAGCTATGCAAGATTTGCAGGATGCAATCGAGATGCTTAAAACATTAGCTAAACAGGTGCAAAAATGATTATTAAATCCGTAGATACAGAAAGTAGCCATTGGTATGCTCAAGACGGGTCACCAGCTTATCGAATCATTGGCAAAAACGGCAAAGAACGCAATACTAATTTGCGTGACGCTAGAGAATTAAACCTTGTACCGTCGGTGACAACAATTCTTGGAATTATTGCCAAGCCTGGGCTTAATACTTGGTTGCAACAACAAGTGTTATTGGCTGCGCTAACGTTGCCACGCATTGCTGGCGAAACTGAGGAAAACTGGCTAGAACGGGTTATTTCTGATTCTAAATCTACAGGCCGTGACGCTATGGATCGCGGGACACAAATGCACGGCGTGTTAGAACGGTTTTACAGCGGCGAACGTGACGATTATCCACGTTATGTTGACCAAGTTGATGCGTCAATCAGAATCCACTTTGGGCAGGATCATATTTGGGAGGCAGAACGATCTTTTGCTTACGAAGGGTTTGGCGGCAAGGTTGATTTGATTGCTGAGAACATCGTGATTGACTTTAAGAGCAAAGATAAGCTCGACAAAGTTGTTTCGTACCACGAACAATTGATGCAACTGGCAGCGTATCGTGTTGGTCTTGGCAAACCCACAGCCAGATGCGCCAATGTGTTCTTTACAGAATCTGGTGACGTAAAACTGATTGAGCATAGTGAGGATGATTTGCAACAGGCGTGGGATTGCTTTCAGTATTTGTTAGCGTTCTACAAGCGTAAGAACAACATATAATTAACCGTCGGTGTTGTTCACTCCTTGTTCCATCGACCGCCCCGTAAATGGGGCGTTTTGTTGTAAAAATCCAAATAAATTAAAAATAATTGCAAAAATAGGGTTAACACCTATGCTTTTATTGTTTAGATAGCTTAATATTAGTCATCGCAACACGCGATCAACCACGACAAAAGTTACATAAATGAACAAGCAAACATTCCTCGACAAAACAATCGTTCACATGGGCGAAGTTTGGAAAATTATTGGTGTTGGTACACAAACAGAGCAAAACACTTTTTGCCTTTTGCTTAATTTGCACCGTGGTCGCACTCAAAAAAATGGTTTTTGTGGCGCACAAATTAATGATTGGATTGATACAGAAATTTTAAAATCAGCAAAATAACCCAAAGGGCGCAAGCCCCATTACTACGACAAAAGGTACATAAAATGAGTAAATTGATTGAAGCATTTAAAGCAGACCCATCCGACAAGAACCGCGCAAAGCTAGCGGCATACTTGCAAAAGCACATGATGGCAATTTGCATGGCAAGCCCAGACGAGCAGCAATTTTTAAAATCTAACGGGTTTAAGGGGTAAGCCATGAAATATTCATACATTCAATTAACGGACGAAGGCAAACGCCAGCTGATGCGAGAACTTAGCCGTGAGCTGACCGACAAAAAGATTGCAGAGCTTATGGATCAATTTGCCGATGGGGTAAAAACAGACAGCAATGGCGAACCGTACATCAAAATTGATCGTGACGAGGTGCTGGTGTGTGCTGTGCCGTTGTACACCCACTTTATTGACATTAACCACATTGAAACCGTGACAGCTAACGAAGAAGATTATGAATAAGCGTAACTGGCCTTTCTTGACAGACTTAGGCGATCCTAACTGGACAGGTAGAACCACTCGCACAATGCGTAACCAGACACGCTATTCGGCAGATGACGAACGTATACCGCCTGTTGCTTGGGTTGTTGGTCTACTAATGCTTGCAATGGTGTTTGGTTTTTTTCCACTTTTATCATTGGTGATGTTATGACTGATCAACGATTAGTAAAACAACTTGATTTGTATGAACGTGCTTACCTTGTGCTGACCATTTGGGCAGAGGATTACAGCAACGTTGACCCAGACCATCAGAAAGTTATTACCGATTTGCAACAGGAAATCAAACGGATTACTAAAGAATTAGAACGCAAGCCAGCGTATTGGATGCATTGCGATGGGCCTAAAGCACGGATTGTGTTTACGCCTGAGCCTGGTGCTGTTGCTATGTATCGGCAGGAGGATGTATGAGCGATTACATTAAAAAACTAGCAATTCAAGCCGGTATGGAATGGGACACGCACATTTGGTGTTGGTTAGCAAATCCTCCGCATCTCGAACGCTTTGCCGAGCTAGTACGGGCTGACGAGCGTGAGGCTTGTGCGAAGTTGTGTGATGAATTAGCAGAAAGCAGTTTAGACCATGAAGCAGGTGCGGCTTTAAATATTCGAGAAACAATCAGAGCAAGGGGTGAGAAATGAACAAAATTGATTTAATTATTGATGCGCTTCGACAAGCGTACGAGGACACACCCGGCTGGGTTGAAAAAGTCAATGAAGCTATATACGCAGCCCGTAAGTTGCAACAAGAGTTAGCCAAGCCTGAGCAAGATATTAATATTCTACATATTGGCACGGATGTAATCGAAGAAGGTATGCACCTAATTGTTAGAAGGGGTAATGAAATTATTCACTCACAATTTTATGAAGCACCTAAGCGTCAATGGGTCGGGCTGACTAGCGAAGATTGGGAAAACACGCCAGACACAGGCAAACAAGGTTGTGAACGTGACGCTGAATTGTTTGATTGGATAGAACAAACTTTAAAGGACAAAAACACATGAACCAAGTTGCTCGCAACACCGATCCGTCAACCAGTTGGGACGCAGCTGACCGTGCTAGGGTTTTAGCAGGTCTACACGGTGAGTTGGTGCTTTCTGCCTTACTTAGGTATGGCCCGCAAGGAAAAGACGGTATAGCCACTGTTACGGGACTCGATGGCAATCAAGTAGCCAGGCGCCTGAGTGAGTTGCAACGGGATCATAAAATTGTTTTAACTGGGCGCAACGTGCAAAGCAAATCAGGTCGTGCCGAACGGGAATGGAAAGTTATGCCGCGGCAAATGGATTTGATATGAGCTACATAATTGGAAATTTACCGCCAGTTAAGTGCTTTGTGCGGCGTGAGTATTTGTATAATTTTGAAAAAGGCCACGGTGAACTTGAGCCTTGCATTTGGGTAAGCATCAAGGCAATTCGTGGGCAAGTGTTTCGCATTGAGAGCTTATTGCCACGATACGGCGCTTTGTACGACAAACTGCCTATTCAGGCTTATGTTTGGAATACTAAGCATGGCGATTTAGATTTTGACATTCTGCAACTTTGGGATTGCATGGGCTATAGGTTTACCGTCCACGAAAAGATTGGTCTGCGTAACTTTGGCGTTAAATTCTTAGGTAAAGACAAAGAATGGCACTTTGGTAAATACTTGTTTACGGTAGACTTTTGTGCCGACGGTATGGATGTAGACACAGGTTTTACTGAAGTTGCTGAAGAACACAAATCATTTAACTTTATCCGGTTGGATAATGGGCAGTTTGCAGCGCAGCCTAACAACAGATGCCTTTGGTACGACCAGTCGCTGATACCGGCAAAGACTGACTTTCCAGACTTTCAGGCATCACGCCACATTTGGACTGTAGACGGGTCTCGCAAATGGTCAGCGGGTAACGATTGGTTTTACGATATTAAGGAAAGGCATGAGTGAATACAGCCCACATCCCTGCATAGAATACATTTACGACAACGCACCACATTACGCCAAGGCCAAGGGAGAATTGGCGCAGTTGGAGGCGTTTAAATCAAGCCTAAAGGCTATTCTGATGAAGAAATCAGGAGAATCTGCTGTAACTGCCCAAGAGCGCGAGGCATATGCTCATCCTGATTATCAGAACCTATGTAATGCAATTGGGGCAGCAACTGAGAAAGCTGAGTTGTTAAAGTGGCGGCTAACAAGCGCACAACTACGATTCGATGCCTGGCGTACAGAGCAGGCCAGTAACCGTCAAATTGAGAAATTAACTAAATGACCAAAGCGCAACGTAAGCATTACGAAAAACTTGCCATTCTTGGATGCTCGCTGTGCCGACATTTAGGGTACGGAGAAACTCCGTGCGAGATTCATCACTTACGCCACGCAGGACGCAGGGACTCAGCACCAGTTATAGGACTATGCCCAGAACACCACCGAGGCAACACGGGTGTACATGGCATGGGTCGCAAAGCCTTTGCAGTAAAATATAGCGTGACAGAGGAGGATTTATTAACCCAGACTGAGGCGCTAATTTGAGAGCTAAACGGGTTGACGTTAATCAAAAAGAAATTGTTGATGCGCTGCGACAATTAGGGTTTTCTGTTACAGATTTGTCAGCCGTAGGCAAAGGTTGCCCAGATTTACTAGCGGGAAAAAGCGGTATTACTTACCTATTTGAAATTAAACGGGACAATAAAGCAAAATTCACACCGCAGCAAATTGAGTGGCAAAACGGTTGGAAAGGTGGTATTTTTGTTAGAATTGAGTCTATTGACGATGTTTTAGCATTGTGAGGCCATGATGGATTATCCTGCCGTTTTCGTGTCTACATTGTTTCATAGCGGAACAAATGCTCACTTTATGCATTTACAAACGGACAGTTACGCCAAGCATAAAGCGTTGCAAAAATACTACGAAGGCATCATTGATTTGACCGACAGCTGGGCCGAGGCGTATCAAGGTTGTTACGAGCAGATCAAAAGCTATCCTAAAGATTTTCACCTAGCTACAGACCCAGTAAAATACATTACGGCAATTAAATCATTTGTTAAAGATATTCGTGATGAATTGCCTAAAGATTCAGAATTGCAAAACCTTGTCGATGAGATTGCTGACTTAATTGATTCAACACTTTATAAATTAAAGGCGTTCAAATGAATAAGCCTGGACTCTACGCAAACATTCTTGCCAAACAGGAACGAATTAAAGCAGGCAGCGGCGAACACATGAGAAAGCCAGGCTCACCAGGCGCACCTACGGCTAAAGACTTTAAAGAATCAGCGAAGACAGCCAAGGACACTAAGAAATGACAGCGGCTTGGCAACGTAAGGAGGGCAAGAACCCTGCTGGCGGTCTAAATGCCAAGGGTCGAGCGAGTGCCAAAGCAGAGGGCATGAACCTCAAGCCACCCGTTAAGGCAGGCGATAACCCACGCCGAGCCAGTTTTCTTGCACGAATGGGCAATATGCCAGGGCCAATGGAAAAAGACGGGAAACCGACCAGACTAGCCCTAGCCTTAAAAGCATGGGGCGCATCAAGCAAAGAAGATGCAAGGGCAAAAGCCAAGAATATCAGCGAACGGAATAAGTAAGCTAAACTTAAAATATCTTAAATCTACGACAATTGAGAAAGATATGGCAGTTAAAAAACAATTAACAAATATTAAAGGTGCAGGCAGACCCAAGGGAGTGCCTAACAAATCCACCACAAAGGCTCGTGAGGCGATTGCAGCGTTTGTTGATGGTAATGCACACTTATTACAAACGTGGCTTGAGCAGATCGCTGTAGATGATCGATATGGGCCAAAGACAGCATTTGAATGTTTCATGGCTGTCGCTGAGTACCACGTTCCTAAACTTGCACGAACCGAACATACTGGCGCTAATGATGGCCCGATTGAAATGGTGGTCAAGTGGCAAGACGGGAAGTAACTCTGCCCTACTCTCCAAGGGGCGCTTTCAAACCATTCCATAACCGCACCGAGCGTTGGGCTTGCTTGGTTGCCCACCGTCGAGCAGGCAAGACTGTCGCAGCAATCAACGACATTATCCGTGCCGCACTCATGTGCAAGACTGAAAGCCCACTATTTGCCTACATTGCACCTTTTCGCAGCCAAGCTAAGTCTGTGGCTTGGGACTACATCAAACGCTTTGCAGCACCAGTTCTTGCATCAAGCAACGAGGCCGAGCTGACGGTTGAGCTTATAACTGGTGGCAAAATACGTTTGTTCGGTGCTGATAATGCAGATGCAATGCGCGGTTTAGGTTTTGATGGCGTGTTTATGGACGAATACGGGGACTTTAGACCTAGCGTGTGGGGTAACGTCATTCGTCCTACTTTGTCAGACAAGCAGGGTTGGGCTGTGTTTGCCGGTACGCCAAAGGGTAAAAACCAGTTTTGGCAGATATTTGAAACAGCTAAGAAAACGCCTGACGAGTGGTTTCACCTTGTTTTAAAGGCTAGTGAGTCTGGTCTATTGCCTGACACAGAGCTACGAGCAGCTGCCGCACAGATCAGCGATGACCAGTTTCTACAAGAGTATGAGTGTTCGTTTGAGGCGGCTATTCTTGGCGCGTTCTATGGCGAGGACTTACGCAAAGTGACCGAGGCCGGACAAGTTAGGCGTGTTGACTACGATCCGCACATACCTTGCCACACGGCTTGGGACTTGGGTTATCGAGATGACACGGCAATTTGGTGGTATCAAGTCGTGCGTAACGAAATCCACATCATTGATTATTTTGCAATAAGTGGTGCAAATATCGAGGAAATAGCTAAAATAGTGCTACAAAAGCCGTATATTTACGGTAAACATTACCTACCGCATGACGCGAGGGCTAAAACCTTGGCAGCTGCGGGTAAGTCAGTCATTGAGCAATTGGCAGAGTATTTAGGTATCAACAACATGGCTATCGTGCCTGACTTGTCGGTGCAAGATGGGATTCAAGCGGTCAGGCAGATGTTGTCGCAATGTTGGTTTGATGCTGAACGCACACACGATGGGTTAGAAGCACTAAGGCAATATCAACGGGAATATGACGAGGACAAGAAGGCATTTAGGCAAACGCCCAGGCATGATTGGACTTCTCACCCAGCTGACGCATTTAGGATGTTGGCGATTGCTTGGAGGCTAGAGCCAAAGGTTAAGCAAGCAGATACAGAAAAGCCTCTTATGGTCGGGCCAGAAAACACAGTAACTTTAAATGATATGTGGGCAACCCACACAACACAACGGAGTAGAAGATTATGAGTGGCGTAGCAAATCCTTATCGTTACCAATACGAACACATTGCAGCAAGTTCATCGGCGCAGGTTTTAGGCGGTACAGGCGCAATTGGTGATTACATTCACAGATTGGTTTGTACGGTCAATACAGCATTGACTTCAACGGTTCAAATCGTTGACGGTACAGGCGCAGGCATTTTGACGCATACTGTGTTGCCAGCTGCGGTCGGCGGCGGCATTGGTGTGTATAACATCGAGCTAAACGCAGTATCTGCAAACGGCGCTTGGAAGATTACAACTGGCGCAGGCGTTGAAGTCATGGCGGTAGGTATTTTTACGCAATGATCGTAGCAAGCGTATTGCGGTCTGGTGGTGATTTCAAGCCTGAACACGTTTATGCGCTTGAAAAGATGTGTGCCAAATATTTGCCAAGCCATGCGTTTGTTTGTTTATCTGATCTAAAACTGGATTGCCACACGTTGCCTTTGCTGCACAATTGGGACGGTTGGTGGTCAAAGATGGAGTTGTTTAGGTTACCAAGTGCGCTGTATTTTGACTTAGATACCGTGTTGACTGGTGACTGTACGGCAATGATTGAGGCGGCAAAGCAGCATGATTTTGTGATTATGCGTGATGTTTATCGGGGTCAATACAACCCGAAAGCAATGCAATCAAGCATGATGTATTGGTCAAAATCTGTTGATTTGTACGACAAGTTTGCTGCATTACAGATGTATACGGCGGGTGGTGACCAGACTTACATTGAACACTTTATGCGGGACAAAGTGACATACTGGCAGGATATTGCGGATGGGATAGTGAGCTTTAAGGCTGATGTGCTGCCAAACGGGTTAGACGATGCCAAGGTAGTAATATTCCACGGCAAACCTAGACCGTGGGAACAAACAAGGATACCGTATGAAATTGGTTGAAGGCTGGTACGTACCTGACTTTGATGAAGTTTGCATCACGGCATTGTTAAACGAATTGCCTGATTTAACGTTAAGTTACATTTACGTTAACAACTTCAGAACTGTCATTCAAGCAGGTGGCAACATTGGATTATTTCCTGCAAATATGGCTAACTATTTTGAAAGAGTGATTACCGTCGAGCCTGATGCGTTAAATTATTCAGCCTTGGTATTAAATACAAAAGGCATTTTAAACATTGAACATACGCAAGCTGCGTTTGGTGACAAAACAGGTATTGCGGCTGTTGACAGAATCCAGCCTGACAATATAGGAGCGCATCAAATCAAAGCAGGCAATGAGGTGCGAGTCCTTACGATTGACTCGTTTGATGTAAATGATTGTGATTTTATCCAGTTAGATATTGAAAGTTACGAACATTTGGCGTTGCTTGGCGCAGAACAAACCATTAAAAAAACATATCCGGTTATCACGCTAGAGCTTAAAGGTTGTGGCGAAAGATACGGTTATAGCAATGAAAATACGATTAATTTGCTTGCGAATTGGGGCTATCAGATCGTCGGGCGGGTCAACCGTGACGTAATTTTTGCGAGAATTTAAGATGGAAGCATTGACTGGTGTGCAAAAATGGCTGAATACAATCAGCCAATACGACAATGAATTTAAAAAGTGGGAAGGTCGCACCACTAAGATTGTTAAGCGTTACCGTGATGACAACCGCAATCAGAATACAAACGAAACCGCTAAATTTAATATTCTGTGGTCTAACGTACAAACGCTGATCCCTGCCGTATACGCTCGATTACCAAAAGCAGACGTTGCTAGACGCTTTGGCGATAACGATCCAGTTGCCCGTGTTGCCGCACAACTCATTGAACGTGCCTTGGACTTTGAGATTGAGCATTACACCGATTTCAGATCGACAATGAAACACGCAGTTGAGGACAGGTTCTTAGGTGGTCGAGGCGTGGCATGGGTGCGCTACGAGCCACACGTTCGGGCGCAAGACATTCCTGAAGATGGGCTGCAAATCACAGAAGATGTAGACGAAGTTGACAGCGAAGGCCAACAAATTAAAACAGCAATGCCTGGCATTGATGGCGCTTTGGGTGAAGAAGTCGAGCCACAAGAAGAAATTGAGTACGAGTGTGCGCCAACTGATTATGTGCATTGGAAAGATTTTGGTCATTCAGTTGCACGAACATGGGAAGAAGTCACAAGCGTCTGGCGTTGGGTGTACATGACAAAAGAAAGCCTTGCCGAACGATTTGGCGAAGAAATGGCTAAAAAAATACCATTAGATGCAGGGCCTGAAACGAATAAACAGTATTCAACCCAGTCCAAAGATTTCACAAGGGCAAAGATTTGCGAGATTTGGGACAAAGAAAGTGGCAAGGTGTACTGGATTAGCAAGAGTTGCCCAGACATATTGGATGAACGTGAAGATCCGCTAGAGCTAGAGAATTTCTTTCCATGCGCTAAACCGTTGTACGCCACAATGACGAGCGACACGCTTGTGCCTGTGCCTGACTTTGTGCTTTATCAAGATCAAGCCACAGAGCTAGACATTTTGACTGATCGTATCGACGGGTTAGTTAAGGCATTGCGTGTGCGTGGGGTCTATGACGCATCACAACCCACTTTACAGCGTCTTTTGACTGAAGGCGATAACAACACACTTATCCCTGTTGATAAATGGATGGCGTTCTCTGAAAAAGGCGGCTTAAAAGGGTCTATTGACTTGTTGCCGTTGGATACCCTGTCAAATGCTCTATTGCAATGCTATCGGGCAAGAGATGAAATCAAAAACCAAATTTATGAAATCACAGGTATTAGTGACATTGTTCGGGGACAGACAGCAGCTAGTGAAACCGCTACGGCACAACAGATTAAGGGTCAGTATGCAGGACTGCGCTTGCGCTCGATGCAAGAAGATGTTGCCTTGTTTGCAAGTGAGTTATTCCAGTTAAAAGCCCAAGTCATTTGCACTAAATTTCAGCCCACAACTATCTTAATGTACGCTGCCGCACAAGGTATGCAACCGGCAGATCAGGCGCTTATCCCACAGGCGTTGCAGTTAATCCAAGACAAGCCATTACGTTCGTTCCGCATCCAAGTTGACTCAGATAGTCTGGTGCAGATTGACGAAAATCAAAACAAACGTGAGCGAGTTGAGTTCTTGCAAGCGATGGGTGGGTTCTTGACGCAAGCCTTGCCAATGGGTCAACAAGCGCCAGAGTTAGTGCCTATGTTGATTGAATTGGTTAAGTTTGGCGTTGGCGCATACAAAAAAGCCACACCGATTGAGGGTACGATTGACCAGGCTATGCAAGAGTTGCAGAAAAAGCAGCAAATGATGGCGCAACAACCACCACCGCCAAACCCTGAAATCATGAAGATGCAGGCAGAGCAGCAGTTTGAGCAAATGAAGATGCAAGCTCAAGCCCAAAACGAGCAAATGAAGATGCAGGCCACAGCGCAGGCTGAACAACTACGGGCGCAAGCCGATATTCAGGTAGCTCAAGCCAAGGCGCAGGCAGACGTTCAAATGCACCAAATGAAACTGCAAGCCGAAACACAACTTGAGGCGCAAAAACAACAGTATATGCAGGCAATGGAACAAGCCAAGTTGCAAGCCGCTGAACAATTGGAAAAGTGGAAAACTGAGCTAGAGTCTGCAACCAAGATTATGGTGGCTAGGATTGGGGCGAACCCAGGCTTAGACTTGCCATTGCTTGAGGCTCAAGAGGCTGCAAGCACCAAGATTGCCGCAGAACTGGGTGACAATGTGACGCAAGCAATGAACCGTATGGTTCAGATGCACGAAAACATGAACAATATGCACAACATGGCAATGGATAAGATTAATGGCGTAATGACGGTTATTGCAGCACCTAAGAAGATTGTCCGTGGCGCAGATGGGAGAGCCGCGGGGGTCGAGCTTGCATGAACGGTTACTGGGATACCGGAACGTGGGACGATGCGACATGGGATTATGTGCCTGTCATCGTCGAGATGGATATGCACGATGGCGGTAAACGCAAAAAAGAGGAAGATGCCTACCTTAAAGCAGAGGCAGACAAAGCAAAAGCAAGACGAGATGAGGTTTTAGCGTTATTTGAGCAAATAGTTGAGGGTAAACCAAGAATTGCGGAGGAAATTGCAGAACCGTTTGTGATTGAAGCAACAGCGCAAGCGCCAGCTGTGATTGATTACGATGCAATGTTGGCTGATTTGAATCGAGTAAACAGGATTTACAACGAACACATAGAAATGGATGATGAGGACGTTTTAGCTTTGATATGAAAAAAACTTACATATACGTTAATGGCGAACTGGTCGAGAAAGGTTCAAAAGAGCATTACGAGAGCCTTGGCCCAATGGTTATGCCTGACATTGCACCTTACAAATCTATGATCGACGGTTCGATGATTACGAGCCGTTCGGTGCATCGTGACCATTTGCGACAGCATGGCTGCATTGAAGTAGGTAACGAAAAGATGGAAACCAAGTTGCCACCACCAAAAGATACACGGCGGGAAGTTATGCGGCAACAATTGGGAAATATGACACACAAGCAAGCAAATCAGATTCTTTCACAACTACGCCGTAAATTTACCTAAAGGGGTATGAATGGACAATACTGAACAGCCAGATCGTCGAGAATTACTGTCACAGCAGTTTGACGAGGTTCAGAATGAAACACCCGTCGAGGCAGTCAGGACTCAGCCCGAACCCGATCTTGAGCCACCGCCAGAACCACCCGTTTGGGAAAGACCGCCAGCATCGTGGAAAAAGGATTATCACGAAGCCTGGACAACCGCTGATCCAAAGCTAAAAGAATACGCTTGGAAACGTGAAGAAGAAATGAAAGCAGGGGTTCAGCCTCTGCTGTCAAAAGCGCAATTTGCCGATCAAATGCAGCAGGCCATTGAGCCTTATATGCAAAACATTCGTGGGCTTGGCATTGAAGCACCGCAGGCGGTAAAAGCCTTGATGGAAGCTGATAATGTATTGCGCCACGGCTCGCCACAACAGAAGCAAGCATATTTTGCCCAACTAGCCCAACAGTATGGGATCAATATGGGCGAAGTGCAGATTCAACCAACTGATCCTAATTTTTACGCTATTCAAAACGAGCTTGCACAAGTTCGTGGCGAGGTGTTAAATTGGAAGCAACAGCAGGAAGCAGCACAGAATCAAGCACTTTTGAATGAAATTAGTGAATTTCAAACAAAAGCAGAGTATTTTGAGGAAGCACGTCCAACAATGATCCAGTTGCTTAACAGCGGCGTGGCGAAAGACCTGGATGATGCGTATCAAAAAGCAATACGCCTAGATAATGACTTGTTTACTAAGCATCAGCAAGCCTCACAGGGTCAAGCAGATGCGGCAAAACGGGAACAATCGAACAGGGCAGCGAAAGCGGCTCGGGCGGCAGCGGTCAGCGTTAAAAGTTCCACACCAGGGGCGGCAACGAGT